TTGAGCAATCATTCATAACTCCAAATTATATGCTACGTGCTTTGTTATATCGCTTAGAATTACGTGGTGGCGACTTATGGTTTCATGATATAGAATGCATACCCAGGTTCGCTCAAGACCAAGCACTGAATCAACAGGTTGCAACCGAAGGTAATGTCTCGGTAGTTCACGAGTATAGTGTGAAGCCCAAAGACTCTGATACTCTTGATGTAACATTGTTAATAGGGGAAACCAACTACGGAGTTGACATTAGTGCTACATACGTATCCATCAAACGCGTAGATATAAAGCTGGAACCCGTTGATCGTGTTTATGTAGGTATTAAATATACGTCGCCTGATACTTTGACAATACCTATGGTTGAGCCAAATGCATCCAACGATCTACCATCATTTATAATCACGCAACATCGTCCAAAATTTTCATTGGCAGGTATTAGAGGTTTATTACGATGCCCGTTATATGATTGCCCGTTGATCGATCCCGTAATATTGTCCAACGGCAAAACTTATGACGTTTCGAGCATACAAGAGTATTCGGCTATGGAATTTGATAAGTTAACATGGAAATCCATTTCTAAAGACACATATGCGCGCAGTTTATGTATAAAACCACCATTTAAATTATATAAGAATAATATTATTAAGCAAATATGTGAGGTCGTGTTCAGCGGCGATACTGATAGTGACGACTGCGTTGATAATCAATCAGCATTACCTTGTCAGACCCTAACAGATATTGAATTTACATATTTAGACAGGTTGCGCGAATATAAAATACAATTACAAGAAAATCCTAAAACTATCGTCGTTAAGGTGATACCATATACGGATCGTATTGTCGATTGGAAACTCATCAAACAGGTGCGAAAAGAAATTAAGAGTCGCTCGGACGATGTGAACAAATTAAGTGCATTTGCGCGAGAATATCTTAACGGATATTCCGCTGATAATTTTGCGGGAGATAATGAAATAAAAAATATGCACGCGGATATGAGGTTGCCAAATTTTAAGCGCGCATCGTATTCGGGAACTGACATGTCTTTCCTGGATTTATCGGATGTAATAATATCGAATTTAAGATTTGACGAATGTGCGTTTCATTGTACAAATTTTACGAATGCCGATTTTGATCGCTGCAAGTTTAAATATTGCAATTTTGCGGGCGCAATTTTCACAAATTGTCAATTTACCGATTGTGAATTCTATTCATGTGAAATGAAATATAAATGCGTTGACGATCCAATGTATACCGACAGTAATGATGGGATTGTTGATGGTGATGATGGCGACAGCGATGAAGAATTACCGCCGATCGATGAATAAAAAATAATTGATGCGATACGTTTGCGTATTTTTTCCGAACTCTTTATATGATAGTATAATCTCTGTCGGTGCAATCGTAAAATCTGGTTGCAATAATGCTGCCCGGTGGATAATTTTCTTGAGTATCAAGATATAATCTGATTATTTCCTCGATACTATCGATATCTTTATGTGATATTCTGAGCATACGTCTGCCAGTTTCGCGGACCCACGCATCCTTTTTTATGTCGCAGGCTTGTTGGCGAATCAGAAATTCTTCCCCGCCCCAATAATCAATGGCTTTAAAATGCTGTTGACCGTCAAATTCTATTATGGTATTCAGTCCGATAATATCAACATCAGGGTACAATACTTGATCGTTATGTTTTATGTATTTATTGTCCTCATGAAGCATACCGAGTTCGTCCAGGTATGCACCAATTCGGGCTTCACCCTCGGATTTTTTACGAGGATTCAGTATGCCGTCCTTATGTATGGTGCAAAAATTTCCATACATTCGAATATTTGTGCACGTAGTTTCTGCAAATCTACATTTCCATTCTGGAGAATGCGTTTTACATTTTCCGCCGATGACGGAATATTGCTTGCAGCCGAGCTCATTACAAGGCTTACAAAGTTGTATACCGTTCCAAATGCGAATTTCACCATTAAATTCAATTTCTTGACCAACTGGAGTATCTTTTGGTATTTTATGTCTTTTGGTGCCGTTCATATGTCCACGACATAACCCTTTCGCATCTTCACGTGCAGAATCGCATTTAATATCACCGCTTTCGATATATGTACATAATTGACGGGCCTGACCGCCGATAATCCTGTATCTTGTACCGCGGGCGTCGATAAATATTTCACCCTCAGCGCGATTTTCAAACACAGTTCTGTCCCGCCCAGATTTGCACCCGGCACAAGTGCCTTCTTTTTTGGCTTCTTTTTCACACGTATTTCCTTTGCCAGAGCAAAGCTTAATACGTCCGCGTCCGTCACTTCTGAGTTTGTGTCTTGCTTGATACATGTTGTGTTTGTATGGAATGACTCCGACGAATTCAATTTTTCAAAAAATTAAATAGTATGCTTGCTGCAGCGTCCAGTTTTTTTGGCGACAGAACTACAGTCGGCAGTCAAACATTTCTTTCTACATTGCTTCCCATCATATACGTACCATATATCATCCCTTAAAACAGTCTGACCTTTTACAAGACCGGTATTGGAATATCTTTTTGTGCCTGCAATATGTCCGCTACATAATCCTCCTTTTTTCGCAATAGATTCGCACGTATTATTATTTCCGGTACATAATTTTCTGGACTGACCGCCAATATGTGTGTATCTATTTCCATTATCATCGGTGAATATTTCACCTTCTGCGCGATTTTCAAACACGGTTTTGCTGGTGCCATTTTTACAACCTATACACATGCCTCCCGATTTTGCTTCACTCGGGCAAGTATTATTTTTACCGTTGCATAACGCTCTTTCGCGTCCGTCAGCCCTCGTCTTGTGTCTTACTGCCTGCATTTTACATAAAGATAAATCTCGGATTCAATTTTATTTCACAAAAAAAAGTTATTAGCTTTATGAAATCTGTTTATGGATATTTGATTATTTTTTGATTTTTCGTAATATGATACCTTTTGTTTAGGTACTGTCCTTGATTCTATATTTAATGAATACGATTTATCTCGAGATAGATATCTATCCCTACAATAAATCCAACCTTTCGGAGGAGAGGGGCCATAACTTAAGCACGATGTCAATCTAGTTGACAAAGCACCAATTACCATTCGGCCTCTGAACGTTTTTACGCTGTCTATGACAACGTAAACTTCGATGCGGATTGTCCAAATATATACGTTTTTACCATACCCGAGGTCGTTGCCCTGGTGTCTACAGCTATAGCTGTAAACGGTAGTATATACTCTAAGGAGTTTCCCGCAGTTGGGTAATTTTGCAGTTAGTACGTCTTTGTATGACGTATTACCACTAGGTTTATGTTTATCTTGTCGGATATGACAAGCAATGACCTTTTCGCGTCTGTAAATCAAACGCAGGACCGCTGACCCATCACTTATGAGGAGAAAGTTCAGGGCAATCGCCAACACCAATAAATCGCATTGTGTGGCACTTCCGCAATAGCTGGAGACAAACTGCAAGTAGAATTCGCGAGCACGCGAAACGTTAATGTGTCCAGATGGTTGGTAGGTTCCGGGATACAAGCAGAAGTTCATCATGAGCGCACCTCTGTCCTCGGGGGTTACAATGTTTACGCCGCCGAAAGTGAACGACTGGTAGTCGCGGAAGAAGGCGGATTTGTATACTTGGTAGATGTTAATACCGTGAGCCTGGAGCTGCAAGGTATCAATAGTTTCCAAGCTATTGGTAAAGGTGATATGATCACCAGTTACTTGCGAGAATGCTTGCTTGGTCTTACCAGTGCCGGCATTCCAGGCAACAGTGTCGTCGATCACAACCTGAGAATAACCCTTTTGGGCTACATCGGCGATCTGATCGGTCAACAATGTGAATCTGTCCCAATCGCGGTATTGATTAGGATTGGCAGAGCTGATGTTGTATGCAGGTCTCAAGGCCACGAACATGTATTCAATGGGCCATTTGAGCTGGGACAACAAGACGTTATCGGTGGAAACAGCTTCGCGTTGGGTTTGGAACCTGTACACGCGGATCAAGCTGAAGCCGATACGTTTAATATATATGTCATGACGGATATACCATAATAACGAGTTTACGTTTGATTCTAACATTTCTAGATCATTTTATGACCAGCGTTAGTACTCATCAGTACTCATCATTACTATTTAGGTTTTAATCTAAATACCTACTCGCGTAGTGGCCTAGACTATATCTTAAGCGTTTGACTCGCGCGATGTTGATTTTTGTCAACATGCAAGTCGGTTTACGCCCATCTACATTTAGTCGTTGAACTGCATTCGAATTGCGGATACATTAAATGTTATTCGCATCGAACTTGGCTGCGGATTGTCTCATTTTTGGAACTTTAACTAAATACTTATATTGCTATAGTATGTTGTGTCCAAATATCTGGAGAGTTTCCCGCAATTTGAAGATGTTGCATCGCTACAGTATGTTCTGTGTCAGCAGGGAGCAGTTAGATATTGTATTCAAACTGTTGCAAACTGTAGCGATACTAGCAAGCAGCTACGGCAACTAGTGTGACGATAAATCGATGGTTGCTGTATGTGCTTACTTTTAGAGACTACGATTAATCTCAGGATTCACGAATATGTTCTTTCGTACCACAAATGCAGTTAGTGACCATTGATTTTAATCATTGATCAGTGGTTATTGACCGCCGGGCGCTGGTCGTTAGTTGCTAACTGCATTTGACTCATACATTTCTATAGGGAGCTCATTGCTTACTATCATATGTGTATGACTCGCTTTCACGAGGGAATAGACTATGTCTTAAACGTGTAGGTAGGGGAACGACTTTTTGTCGTCCGCAAAACCTAAACATCCACTCACATTTAGTCGTTGAACTGCATTCAGACGATTGATAAATCAAATCTGAACTTGGCTGCGAATTGTCCCTAATTATTGGCGTCACCAATCTATTTGCATTTTTACGCACGTATATGTCGCCATTACGTTTTGCAGCAAATGTTTCAGGAGTTTCTCGCAATTTGAGAGTGTCGCGTAAAAGTCACCATTTGTTGACTTTTACACTAGCGAATGCGTGTTCACTTTCATCAACAACATATAACCCATTGCGGGTTAGTTTATTGATATATAATTCCATATTGGAGATTTGTTGAGTGCTGTCAATGGTCGAGCCAGTTGCGAGAACTGGGGTGTAGGTTACGAACCTTTGATAGCTGGTAACTGCCTGTGCGGCAGCGGTACCCTTACCAGTACCTGCAGACAAGATTGTCTCAGTGGTAAGTCTCAAGTACAAATTACCGGGAGCTACGAATAGAATGTTGCTTTGTGCTTCAACATCTACTGTGATAACCTTAAATCCATAACTGGCCGCGAGGTTATTCGCTAACCGGTTACAATCTATTTCGCACGTGGACATACACGCTCTAATATAGATTCAACCTTTCGGAGGGGAGGGGCCATAACTTAAGCACTCAACACAATTAATTTCTTTACTGTGTGAGTACCAACTAACATTCGGCCTCTGGACGTTCGACCAGATCAAATTTGTTCTAATCGATTCGCTGCGGATTATCCATTGAATATCATCTGATGATATCACATTCTGAATGTTTTTACGCATGTAGTGACTGTAGCGACTATGGTCGCATGACTACACGTTGTAATTCAGATTTTAGGAACTTCCCGCAATTGGATAGTTTTGCAATAATACTACTTATGTCTTATGACTTTATGTCAATAGTTTGCTATGGCAAACCGATTGCCAGGGCAAACTACTTGCAATATGCAAGCTACTTGTAGTATTATCACTAGGTGTCAAATATACTATCTGCACCTTTTAGCGTCCTATTTTATGCTGAACGCTGACCGTCGCTGGTTCCAATTAAAGTCGCGACTATGGATTCGGACTTTAATCATTTGAGCTCTAGTTTTGCCTAAACTTCATCTCAAATACTCATTTCTGAGCGGGCGGACTATATCTTGAGCGTATGATGGGATTTTTAATCACCATATACACCGGTTAACGCTTAGTCTCTGAACGTTAATCTAATTCATTGTAATTTACTACAACGACTGGAATATTATTGTCTGTTAACAACTTGTTGAGGAATAATTTTGCTTCTTCAAAATTTTCCATGTCGGTTTTCTTTTTCGTGCACATTTTTGTATAACGTTTGCCGTTAAATGTCTTTTGTATCTTATATCCATTTTGGAGTTTACGAAAACCAGCAGGGAGATTTTTACATTCTTTATCTCTTCCTCCTTCGTATGGAATATTTTTCGATTCCAAGTTGTTGATGAATGTTATAACATCTTTTTTACATTCATCAATAGAACTGTAATTTTTAAGTTCAAACAGTTTATCTTTACATAATCTATGTCTTCTAACTCTAATTCCTTCTTGATTAGAATTTTTGTGGTATGTGCATTTTGGCGGCAAATCTTTCAATATATCATGTTTACGCATTTTTTCGACTGTTTTAATATCGTTAAAGGCTTCTTTTGTCCTTTTACTAATGAATGCTCTAACGTTTTCGGTATGTGAAGTTCGATTACCACCGTTCTTCATATTTAAACCGCTAACGACGGAATCGTATTTTTCTATGTAATACTTTTCCAACTCATCGAGTTCAGCATTTTCAGCATGCGCAATACTTTCTATTGTGAAATTGTCAATACCATAAGTTTTCATCGCGATATATAATTTTTGATGCATACCATTGAGTTTATTAATATCCTCTACGGTAACGGCGTTTATATATTTATTCGCTTTGTTCTTATGCTGACCCCAACGTATTTCTTGGGTTTTGGTCGTTTGACCAATATATACCTGGTCAATTAGATGACTTTTAATTATGTAAATTATTCCCATATTAGACTATTCGCTGCGGATTATCCCTATTTATACATTGTTACTCAATTTTTGATTTTAAATCAAAAACTAGCGATATATCACTATTCGCTTTAGCAGTATAACTTATTGGGACCTTCCCGCAATTCGAAAACCTTGCATCAGTACAGATTGGCAATAGATTTTTAGTACTGATACTAGCACACAAATTCTGACACCGGTGTGAATTAATTCACAAATGTCAGCATGAGGCATCAACTCATTGTGTACTATTTTCCCCTACGGTTAAGGGAATAGATACGGATGCGATGGAGAGGCGAGGATCACGGTTGAACCAGAAGATCACATTTAGCCCGAATTAGACGATTCTAACCCTTATAGACTTAGGTTGACAAAACTTTATTTCTATAACTCGCTTTCACGAGGGATGGACTATATCTTAAGCATATACTGAGATTTCTTGATCTTGTATATACCGATTAACACTTAGTCTCTGAACATTATTTTTGAGATATTCCATGAATGAAATTCCTTTTAATAATGCTGCGGATTATCTCTAATTCTTGAATTGTTACTATACTCTTGCAATTAGCATATAATGCAATTTTACGTACTTTCGCACGGATTTATTATGTTTCAACATAATATAGTATCAAGAATCTAACGAGACGTTCCCGCAATTCGTTAATCTTGCAACGAACGCTGCTCCAAAATGTCAGCAGGCTCCAATAAGGAGATGAACAGTATGTGTTCATAGCAGTATTCGTTACTAATGTTTGTTTTTGCAAACATTGTTTACCCCTGATCTGCAAATCATATAGAATGGGTTATTTCTATGTAAAATGCTTTATTTAAGGGTATCCAGAGGTCCAGCGCTGGTTGTTGGGCTTTAGGGGTCTGAGGACCATGCACAACAGCAACAGCGGTTCTGGCAGTGTTGACTGCATTGACGGGTGCGCTAGCAACGGGTGCGCCGTTAACGTCTGTCAAGTTAGCAACAGTGGATGGGAAATTGGATGTACCAGTGATTGCGATGAGATCAGAGAAACCTTCTACAGGAACTTCTTGACCCATCAATCTCTTCCAGCCCGTGAGTTTCCATTGACCCACGCGGAACTTTTGGTTGAAGACATAAGCTTCAGAACCATAATTATCTACATTTAATCCATTACTATGTATTAGTAACTGTTATACTTGTCTAGTTGCTGTGATCTAGCAGCAATTTCGCTTCGTATAACACTCGATTTCTCGAGGGATGGACTATATCTTAGGCACCGGATTTTGCAAATCCGATACCGATTAACGTTTAGTCTCTGGACGTTATTCATTACGTATAATGAATCTTCGCTGCGGATTGTCCTTAGGTATATACTGTACCCTAACCAGATTTTTACCGCCAATTAATATGATAATTGGTTAGTACCGATTAGTTTCAGGAGTTTCCCGCAATTTGTTAATCTCGCAACAGTTAAGCAATCGCATAACTGTTACTAGCCAAACTAGTTTTCAGAAATTATTTTCTGTTGTTGGCTCTTATCCTCTAGAATCAAAGGGTTTCCGTTGCTATGACCACCGACCTAATTCACCCATTTCCTGGTGAACTCACTGGTCATTTACATTTCTATATTACGATTAATCGTAATATCATGTGTGTAAATATCGCTTTCACGATGGTATAGACTATATCTTAAGCATAATTACGAATTTTTTAGTTTCGCAACGCATGCCTACTTCCATTTAGTCGTTGAACTGCATCATGACAGAATTTAATCGGCCACGAATTGGCTGCGGATTGGCCTCATTATCAAGATTTTTACTGCCTATCGGCTAGTACTTGATACTTCAGGCGTTTCCCGCAATTTGAAAGTATCGCATTCGATCGCGACAGTATTTAATTAACTATCGCGCTCAAACACTAGCGATGAACTCATGAATTAACATGACCGACTGTCATCACTTTTTGAAGCTAACTATTAACCTCAAATTTAACCTGTCTGAAAATTCTTTCACCAGGGTATTCGGCATATCGTACGAAATTGCTGGCAGCGGCGCCAACACTAAGTACGTTTCCTGCAACGTCAACATATTCCATGGTGTACTTTGTGTACAAACCACTGGTTGTGTTGGTGAGTGCCGAGACCTTAGCAGTCGAGCTGGATGTTTGATCACTGGGACCAACATAAGCTGGGAATGCGGGGACGGTACCCACGGTAGCACTAGTAGACGCGAGCGTCACTTGAATTACCATGTCGTTGATGCTTTAACTCCCACAATATCACCATTTAACAATGGTATTGATGATATTGCTGTATATTTCGACGCTGACAAGGCGGCTACGTATACGTCCCTTTCGGGTGGAAGGACCATATTTTATGCACATAGATAGCACTTAGGCTAACTACATACCAACAGACATTTGGTCTCTGAACTGCATTCACGGCGAATTATTATTCGCGATGAACTTGGCTGCGGATTTTCCCTACAATACAACTGTTGCTTTGCCGACTACAGGTCGGTTAGCGTGTATTGATTATCAGGAGGTTCCCGCAATTTGACTGTTTTGCAAGTCACACAGGTATTGTCAGTGGATAATTTATCCGATTAGTGTGACTGACTAGGCGTTAGAGTTTTATGCAGATTTGTCTGCACATGGCGCCTATTTGATCCCATTTTGAAATCACCGAACTGAGGGATTGAGAATTGGACTGTACCACCAAACTGGGCATTACCAGTGTTGGCTTTGACTTTATTGTTGAACGTCTCCACAACGTAAGAAATATCGAGTTTTACCTCAATTTACTTCATTTTACGATAGTTCCCATGAGTTAATGTCATGGAACTCTCTCTCGAGAGGGTCGGACTATATCTAAAGCATTTTCGACATAAAGTCAAAATACCGATAACCGTTTAGTCTCTGAACGGCATTGTTATTAAATTTGAATTTCAATGAATTGAATTATAATTGGTCATCATATCGCACATATAAATGCCCGGAGGATATATCTATAAACTTACTTCTCATACATCTGGAAAATCATATGTTGGTATGACATGTAAAACTCCAGAACAGCGTTTCGCTAAACACGTTAATAAAGCACTTAACGGTGATAGAGATGGCTGCAGATATCTGAATAATGCTATACGCTTATATGGACCAAATGATTGGGACATAGAGGTTTTAGTTCACAGTATTGATTGTGAAATCGAACATCTCAAGCATAAAGAAGTAGAACTAATAGAACTGCATGGCACATTATCTCCTGGAGGATATAATCTGACGCGCGGCGGCGATGGATTTACCGGAGGTGTAATGCCTGAATCCGCCAAACAAACACTGAGTAATGTACGCAGAAAACATAACATTGATGAAGATCCTGGAATATACGTATGTAATTACGTGCGTAAAGGTTTCAACGGTTATGTGGTTAAAGTACCGGGTAAGAAGAGAAAGACTTTTATAAATTCTAAAATTACCAGAGCTGAGAATCTTGTTCTTGCTAAAGCGCATCGTGATAGGTTGATGGATCCGACTATCGACAGTTCTGAATGTGATGCTGTTGAGAATCGCGAACTAAAACCTAATTTTGATATTCCGAAATTTGTCAATTACAACTCTAGAACAAGCAGTTTTGCGGTGCTGATTAATGACACGGTGAAATACTTTTCGGCAAAGGGAAAGGCGCGTCGAAACTTATATAACGCCATGAAATATTACATCGGTATTGCCGATCATACTACCATGAAAGATGATATCGCTAAAGCCTATTTTATAATTAATTCATTGAAAGATGAATATGATTGATTTCATATTCGATTATTTTTAATAACAACTTGGCTGCGGATTGTCCATTTGGTTCGCGTATAAGCGATACCATATATATTGATTTTTTGCCATACCCTTGAATTTCTCCAAGGTGTTAACGGTATATTGCTACCCGTAACGGCTCCAATATCTTTAGGAGTTTCCCGCAATTTGATTATCTTGCATTGATTGACCGTATAAATTAATATTTATACATAAGGGTCAATGAACACTAACAAATACATTTATATTTGTTTGAGCACATAAGTTTACTCATCTTTTCTACCGATCAGTATTAATTATTTCCTTCTAATACTATTGATCTATGCGCAACCGCATACATTCTTACGAATGGGAATGGACTATATTTTATGCATATGATAATAATATTTAATTACTATATGCCGACAACCATTTAGTCTCTGAACGGCGTCAAATTAGAATAATAATATCTAAATTGACTTGGCTGCGGATTGTCCGGTGTGTTGGCGATTTTCTCGCCCAACTACGATCTATTATTTTTTTACCATACCTTTGAGTTTCCCCAAAGTGTTATTAAATTATTGCATCCAGTCTCAAGAGACTACTCGAATAATTCGCCGGTGTGTTGCCACCCGTAACGGTAATAATAGATTCCGGGGTTTCCCGCAATTTGATTATCTCGCATCAGCTGCAGGTAGTATTAACTACTGCCTACATCGATACTAGCATGTGGTTTTTCACATACTTTTTTGGACTGAAATTAATCCAATTGCTGCACGTTTGCTCCGATCAGCGCACAGATTCCAAACGGAATCCACGGCGCCAAATCTTCAGGCATTAGGCTTTGTCATCGCCCTATTTCCTGAACTCGCTCTCACGAGGGACAGACTATATCTTATGCACGAACGCGTGATGATATTATCACCAGTAATACGTACGTACCCACAAACATTTAGTCGTTGAACTGCACTGTGACAGAATTCTATCTATCACAGCTTGGCTGCGGATTGCCCAATCTAAGTTGACTTTTTCCATAGAGACTCTCGGACCATTGACAGTAGTCAATAATTCAATGTCGCGTGGCGCAACTAGCTTAAGGGGTTTCCCGCAATTTGATTGTGTCGCGACTAATACCGAACGACATGCTGCCGGTATTGTCACTAACCATAAATTTATTTACTTTACTAACTACTAACTGTTACTAACTACTAACTTTAGTTACTAACTACTAACTACTAACTACTAACTTAATCGTCCACTTACGCCCTGTTGGACATTGACGATCGTTTTAATTTCTTTTTTAACTCTTGCCTTGGTATAACTATACTAAATGCAGGAAAACGATCAATGCGAAGCATCACAAGTGTGCGATGATAATTATAAACCTTGCCACGATGAATGCTATAAAAGCTCAACCGTAGACTACTGTTTGTATTACCATCCACTCGTGAAGTGTTTATCGAAATGCGACTCTAAGAGAATTGATTGCGTACGCGACCATGAGCGCTGAACATCTAATTTCATCTTGAAATTGCACTCACAAGGCTCATATAGACATGGATCATCTCGGAGTTTGCGAAAGATTTTGCCTCGACAAAACGACAGATCTTGATCATGTTCCTCTATCTGATAGTTGATATCATTATTCTCAGTGAAATATGACCATTGCATCAGAAATTGTAGAGCCGAACAACGCCGTTATGAACAGCAGTCACGACCCGAGTGTCAACGACTAAATCCGGCCGACGCGTCGGCTAACAATGCCTCAGCTACATGATCATATTTTTTGACGCATACACTGACGACAATTCATTGAGCCTCCGCGATAAAATTGAATCTGCGAGCTATTAATCAACTACAAGTGACCAACAATCATTCTAGTAACACTACGGAACACTAATGACAGAAACTATTTGCGTACAAATATGTCTCCATTATATGATGCTGTACAACATCGGAACTAATACGAGCGTTACCATGTGCAATATGTACTGTTCGTTCGCGGATCTTCCGCAACTCAAGCATCTGCTGATGATCGATCATGGTATGACTAATCGCCAGTTTACGCGCGAAATAACTCGGCTTTTAGTGACTGATCAAATAACAATGGGATCCCTACACTGGCCTTCAGCCTACAGCTGGGCCCATACGAGTCTAACAATTCAGATGAGATGTGTGTCCGCATGCGAAAAATCTGTGAATAGTATTGATGCAACATTCCCAAAATTTGGCATAGAAGGCTGTCATTTCACCTGCACATATATAATCAAAGAGATCGAGAGATTCAATCAAATTGACATCGCCGAGCGCACCGAGTATTATGTACTATCTAATGACTAATTGCCGGCAACTAATTGCCGGCAACTAATGTCTAACGACTAATTGCTGGCGACTAATTGCTGGCGACTAATTGCTGGCGACTAATTGCATTCTTTTTTGCAACCGACGTCTCGATAAAATTGAATCGCCTTTGATCAATAACAATCAGGCAACGCTCAGTATGGGAAATCTTCAAACAGTAGAACTACGTCAAAAACTCCGCAAATATAAGCGCATAATCGAATCCTCGGATCAACCATCAGAATGCGGCAGTAAATGCTTATATCATGATGCAGAAGGTTATGTCATATGCCTGAATGAATGCGTATCTGATTACGATTCCAACCCGTTCTATAATGATACAGTTGCACAACCGCCGACCGACGCCAATTAGATCACTGAAGTTATCTATTGCACTGAGGGTGTTCATCACACCGAAGGTACTCATCACGCCGAAGATGTTAACTGCTTTTTTGCAAAATTGAATTTCATAATTCTTGTCCTTATGTGTATGGATGAGGTGAGGGGTACTAGAGTTAGTAAGTACGTGACTATAGTCACATATAGTTAGTTAATGGCTACACCCTTTTAGGGTATAACCACACTATAGTTAGTTTTTTTATAAATTTATGATTCCGTCAGCTTTGTCAAAACTAATAACAGTTATTACATTGTACCTACCGTACAAGTACTGAGTACTGAGTACTGAATACTGAGGCAATAACTGCGAACGTATTGTTTTGACGTTTAACGGTTTAAAGTGTGCATTAATGAACAAAATGTGAGTTCGCTCGATATCAACCAATGTTGGTGTGGGATCTGCGAAACCTTGATTCGATCTCATACACATGCGTGTGTATCATTTGGAGCCATTTGACTCCAAACATTTGCTATTTGCAAATTCCATCTTTCAATGGAGCACGGACTATATCTTAAGCGCAGTCGCGCCTATAACCATTTAGTCTCTGAACAGCATTCAGTAATGTCTAAACACTATATTATAGCATTTATTCACAATGAACTTGGCTGCGGATTGTCCAATTTATTAAGTTTTAACCATACCCTATATCACAACACGTCATTAACTGACATGATGATATATTTTATCAAGTTTCCCTGAGGTGCGCAAATATATTTCTATCTCGCGCGGTATCAATAACTTTAGGAGGTTCCCGCAATTTGGTTATATCGCATGTAAACAGCGGACAATGTAATTAACATCATCTCCGTTTCATACTAGCTTGTATTTTTACACAAACTGACACCATATAATTTTAATGTCTTTAATGCGGTTGTTAAGCAACTCAGTTGCCATGATCATACGATCGGCTTTCCTGTGTTCCAACACAGCCGCTTGCGTCTCACCAGCAAAATTACAAAGTACCGTTCGAGAACTTCATAACCCCACTGGGGACTTGTTTCCACAAGGGAGAGACTATATCTAAATAATGACGTCTATAGTACTTCGGACGTCATTACCACTTCCGTTTAGTCGTTGAACAGCACTGTTATAGTTATTAAGTGTCAATTTAGTATTGACTAACTACACTTAAGTAGCACTTAGATTAGCACCTAAGTTAGCACCTAAGTTAGCACCTAAGTTAGCACCTAATTTACTTACTATAACAGCTTGGCTGCGGATTATCTGCAGATGCATTGCTTACATCTTATCATGAATTTTTACCATACCCAATGCGTGTACACATATTGTGAGCTTGTGCACACATATGCACATATGCATTTTTTATCTACTTTAGTAGAGGTGTCCCTAGAATGTTGCCATCTGGGACGGTATCATGACCGTACAGATTTTCCCGCAATTTGAAAGTGTCGCGGTGAATATCGCTTGCATTTATATATTGAACAAATATCGGATATATTTTTTGTGAATTTAAATTAACGAATTGTTCAACCATGCATCAGCGAATCGATTGGTCAGCAACAATCACTCACCACTAGCAATCGCTTTTACGACTACTCTAGACAGCAATCTGTTTACCGTCGTTTGCGATCAGTTTGAATACTGCTCCTGCTGACATTTTGTTAGGTTATAGAATTTGTGTACTATATAATACCATGGGATAAAAAAATATTAATAAAATTATAGCACTTAGGGGGTCGTAATAAATATTTATTATAATATATTTTTCTAGCATTTAGTTTACTGTACAATTTATTATTTCACGATTTCATTTATAATCGCAATAATAATTAGCCCGCCAAACGCAAGCACACAGCCGGGAGTTAGCACGTATAACATGACCGCGAATAACATGAACATCAACACCCATACAGTCGCCAATGTAGTCAACACCATAATGGCATCGGCACACTTCCATAAAATTCTGCGTAAATAATTATTTATCAGGCCAGCCGGTAGTATAAATTCGTCATACATAAATAGCTGCAAACGCGCAACTAAATATTTATATTTGGTTTGTGCGCTATTAGCCAACCATCCGCAACCGAACTTTATGCCGTTAGTGACGCCACAAGTGATGCAACTAGCCGCAAATCGTAACAGTATATATAACAGCTCAATACAACCTATATCGCGAGGCACTGTCCCGGTATATCCGTCCGATCTACGTGCGGTTTGTTTATGCATACTGTATCAAAAAACAAAAAGCCGATTCAAATTAATTTTAATACCTATATACTGTCTGCGCACTGTCTACATGCTATCAGCGCACTATCAGCACTCTATCAGCACTCTATCAGCGCCCTATCTACACTCTATCTACATGCTATCAGCGCACTGTCTGCGCTCTATCTACATGCTATTAGCGCACTATCTACACGCAATTAGCGTTCTATCGGCGCACTGTCTGCACTCTATCTACATGCTATTAGCGTACTATCAGCACTCTATCAGCGCACTGTCAGCGCACTGTCTGCGCTCTATCTACATAATGCCGGCACAACCAAAAAAAGTTAACTCGAATTAATGATTCGACGGGCGCATAGTTCTCGCACGCTTATGCTTATGTTCGTATTTTTCGCGCGATGGTGTGCGTTTCGCCTTTTTATACTTTCTTTTCGCGCGCTTCAACTGATCACCTAAATGCTGATTTTCTTCACGCAGATCCGCGATTTGATCAACCTGCGACTCCACGACTTCTCGCTGTCTGGTGATATAATTATTATGATAATTGTACATATATTCCACGAGCACGTAGTTCATTTTCCTGAACACATAAAATCCAACAGCGTCGCGTAATTCTCCGGTAGTCGCCACAGACTGTATAATCGCGCCGACGTTAGTCCGATTAGCTGCAACAAATCTGCAGAACACTTGTCTTTCACGTCCGGTTTTGCAATGCACGAGCACTACATATTCATAGTTATCGCCAGATTGATGACGTTTATATAAAAGCGTGAATCTATCGAATTTAACACCCCTAATCGCGACATATGGCGCTATTTTTAATCCTTCCCGAACGGTCGCAGTCGACCAGAATTTGCTTGATTCGTCTTTAATATTCACCGACATTTGCACTGGCTGAGTGTAGTTACCTATCAATAGTCCGGATTCAATTTTAAAAAAAATATTATTGACGTGAGTGCTGGTGTGACTTGCATATTGACTAGCGTTAGTATTGACTAACGTACTGACTTAAGTATTTAATTATACGGATTGGCTATATGAGTTTACACATATACGTTTACGCGGTCTGCAACTGTAGGCCTGGTGACGGCTTGCCGTCTGATAACGCGCCCGGCGACTGTTGGAACGATCCGACATACCGTCGGTATCATCACTATCCGGGTAATCATCGCTAGAGTCGCTAGTATCGCTACTGTCGCTACTGTCGCTGTCGCTACTGGTCTCATATCGACGCTTGACTTGTTTTGGTTTCTCTAAATCCCTGTAAAGTGTAGCCTTGGAAATCTCGATCCTAAGATGTTCATTTTCCCTGCGAATCGCATCAAATCTGTCAAGAATTATTTTGGTCTTATCACGATTATAATTAATGATTTTCGACAGTGTACACATATCCAATCCGTATTTAATATTCTCACACGGTTTCCAACCAGCCGCGTTGTTATCCTTGATAAGCGTCATTATATAGCTAGTGAGATGCGGAGCTTGTTTATCGTTGAATATATGCAGGAATGATAAACGCGGATTATCTATAGTTACCATGATTCCGCATTCGGTCACACTAGACGATATGTACTCTTTATATACGACGGCGTGGGTAATGTATACAGACTGCATGTTGATATATGATAAAAAACGAATTCAATTTTAATTATTTGCACTGAAAGTACTTAGAGCGCCCAAAGCGCTTAGAGTACTGAAAGTACTCAATACTTAGCCTCAACACTCAGTACTCAATACTCAGTACTCAATACTCAGTACTCAATACTCAGTACTCAAACACTAAGCGCGACCGTGCCTAAGGCGAATTTGACGGCTACCCGCGCGTTTATATTTTGCCTTATATTTCTTGTATTTACGAGAGATCTGCTTGCAATTACCGCGCAATCCATCGAGCTTTTTATCGGCGGCGTTCAGACGTTTTTTCAAATCTATGATCCTACACTCGAATTGCTTCGTAATATCGACGATGTCTTGAAAATTTATATTACTGGTATCTGGATCGGTCCAGCCAAACATGTTATGAATACTAATGATATTTTCAACATGATTTTTGACATCGTGGTCGTGAGCGCCTAAAAATTTACACATAAACTCGCGTTGAGTTGTTTTCACCAGTACCATATACTGATATGATGCATCATCCAACTGCTGATGCAGTATAACTTTATGCGATACGTACGTGGACATGCAGATTATGCATGATGTCGACGATATTCAATTTTCAAAAAATAATAACGCGGGCCTGATGGCAGACTGATGGCGGACGGATGGCGGACTGATGGCGATTAGTCGCCAATTAGTCGCTAGTCTAACCGCTGTCATATAACGGTCACATGACTGTCACCGGTTATCGCCAAGCGCGTGATTTTTGTTCGCTTCTGAATCGTCCTACACACAATGTAATATATCACGAGTGTTCCAAGTATGACTCCTGCCAATATTAATGGAAATCCCAAATCAAATCTGTGAAAGTCCAAATCGCAACCATCCGATTGTGACCTAACGGTGGTCCCACGTCTGCAGCCATATTTAGCATGATTGCATGCTTGATACGTGTAATTAGAGACAGTCTGTGTACACCAAACGCATTCGCATCTGCTTAGACACATTTGCTGATCCATACCATAATCGCATCTAATGTTGTACGGCAATAATGCGCAACCCACAATAATACCTGGTATTACAAATAATATAGCTGTTAAAGGAACCAATACGTCCAACACTTTATACAATATTGTCATTTTGCGAAACGATTCCTGCGATTCGCGTATCGATTCCGACAAATCATCTACGGACATACTTGATGACTACATAAATAAAATTCAATTTTTGTGAAAAAAATAAACCTAGCAGTTAGTCGCTGGTTGCGATCAGTTGTTAGCAACTAGCGACTAGTGTCGGTCAGCACTTAGTGCCACCCGCTATACACCGCTAATCGCCGCTATACACCACTCTCTACAACCGTGTCGCGAGTCATACAGGCCACCACACTAATCGCACATATCAACAGTAATATAGTCATCACACCATATATAAGTTGCAAACTCGAACGCTCCAGTTCCGGATACATTTTATTGCAATCAGCGCTAGGACCCTTGCTCGGAATTTCACAATTATCCGTGAGAGTCGTGCAATAATCGCCGCCAATATCATCGGGTCGTCTGATATCACGACACCATTTACATTTACATATACTGGTGCAAAATTCCTCGTCATATTTGCCACAATAAAGCCATGTAGTATCCGCATTTGATTCATATACGCCTATAATGCCACATAACACTAATACAATAGCCACCGCGGCGGACACAATCAATATTTTGGAGATCATCACGTGCAGCCAGTAGTTGCTTGTAGCCAGTAGCTAGTGGTCGCTTGTAGGCACTATTCGTTAGTAACTACATAAAAACAATAAAATCAATTTTTACAAACGAACTCGAACGTATTTTTTAGCACTATTATGGCTGATAATAAGAAGCCGGGCAGCCACGAAAATAAGTCCGCAACAAAATAGGTACAATCGCCAAGTATGTTGTAGGGAGATGATCTGATCGCACCCGACACCCGCACTGCAAATGCCATAACTGTCTCCACAACCTTTCATATATGTCAGGCATACGCCGCGAGATCCAGAAACGCTTTGGTACCATTCACAATTGCAAGCATGTAGACAGCTAGCGACGCTCAACGCATTGCATGCGTGAGACGGTTCGAAAACCTGTATCACGGCGGCTCCGGCCCACAACAATAATCCAAACACAACGCTCCATGATATAATAAATGCTTTAAGCGTCATCAGGTTGCTAACTGACTGCTAACTGACTGCTAACTACTTGCTGACTACTAACTGCTAACTGCTAACTGCTAACTACTAACTACTAACTACTAACTACTAACTACTAAAAAATAAAAATCAATTTTCATATAACTGCGCGCATAAATTGTTGGGTTCTTTCCAGGCTCCTCAATTTTCATATAACTGCGCGCATAAATTGTTGTGTTCTTTTCAGGCTTCTCAATTTTCATATAACTACTCACGTAAATTGTAGGATTCTATTCCAGGCTCCTCGTACGGATGGACTTCGCGTATACTGGATATAATTGTGGACAATTCGCATTCATAACACGTAGTTTCTATGCGAGTTTCTGGCACGCTTTCCTCGCGATCGATGCTGCCTATTGTCGGATTGGCACCGTCTACGGGTGTAAATTTGGCGATGCCTGGCGTTAAAAACATGCATCCGGTGTAATTGCCGATTCGCCCGCAGTGTTCTTTAATCACACTAGTCACGATGTCCAGATGTGTATCAGGAACGAAGACCACAAGTTTAACGCGTCTGCAAGTCATTATAAATCACGGCGCAAAAAAATCAATTTTTAATTCTGAGTTGGAATGAGATTGACCAACTGCAAATAGCGTATCAACGCACTCGTAGTGATAAATACCGGTATGATGATCATTATACTCATAGTTATTATTGAAACGCTATCGCCTATATCATTTATCAACCACATACTATTCGCACAATTCACAGAGCTTGAGGTATAATTACCGTGGCAATTGTACGCACTATTCACACATTTTCCACTCGCGCATAATTTGCAACCACAAGTACTTTTGCATACGACGTCGTTATGGATAATACATGACGGTCCCATACGCTCCATAGATCTGCCAACGTAAAGTACGCATATCAAGAACGGAAATACCGACAAATATACCAGTAAATATACTGCGTAATTTTGTATAATTTTCGACATGATATTATGATTGTTGACTGTTGACTGGCGACTGCTGACTGCTGACTGGTTGATTGATGGTAACCAATTTCAATTTTTTTATCATCAAATTATTGGTATTTTTTCTGTCGCCGGGCTGCCAGTATTTTTTCTGTCGTCAGTAATTTATCATCAAATTATTGGTAATTTTTCTGTCGCCAGGCCGTCAGTAATTTTTCTGTCGCCAGGTCGCCAACCTGAATGCTAAAACGAACATTTATTAACGCTTGCCGTCGCGAACCATTTCATATTACCGGCAATACCCACTGCCTGCAATATTACAGAAGTTCCACTAACGCTGGCCGTCACCGATGTCGCCGAGATTCCGGAAGTTAAACTTGTTGTGTAATTTATATTCGAACTTAACGTCAGTAGGCCCGCAATATTTTGCGCCCGCAGCGCCAGCAAATAGGAGCCAGATCCGCCGGTCGCCTCTGAAGCTGACACTGTCGACGATATGGTATACACCGAGCCGGTCTGCGTCGGTATAGTGAGAATTGTTGTAGGTACTGTATTCGTCGTGCTCACCTGATTACCCGTAACATCGTACCAATTTGGATTTGGCTGATAATTCCCAACATTCACTATGTTTTTACCGCTGAAATCAATGTTAGATGTCGCGCTATTAATCACTAAATCACGCCCGATCGACGTCAATCCTGTAAGTCCAAATGCCGCAACGGCCGTCCCATTTACACTAACGCCGAGCTGATTGATCGCGTTTAAATAGTATCCACTCGTTTTGTCGGAACTGAAAGCGATGGTTGGATTTGCCGCGGACCCATCTCCAAAACTCACGCCTGCCGACAAATTCAATGGAGTAAGCACATTACCGTATATATACACGTCTCCAGGATCCGCCAAATACAACGAACCACCAACTAATTTCGGAGCTACTACAGAACTCACTCGCGGACCGCTTGGAGTGGATATCACTCTTAAAATACTATCCTGCAGCAGCTCTTGTTCATTCATTTAGTGTCCGTAGCTGTTATATATTGATTCCGAAAAAAATGAATCTGTATTATCTAAATATCATCGCTGCAATGTCAACCAAAAAAATCGATCCTATCTCACAACTGTATAAAAGAATTAATGCATTAGAAGTCAAGGTCCAGAATTTGGAAAACCTGATTCTGCACCTGTCTAGTACCGTGAATGTGACATATGAAATGTGCCTATCGCATGAAGCGACAACACGCTCTAATTTTGAACGCGTTGAACAGGATTTTGTGCAAACGGAACGTGCTCAAAAATGGTTATGTAATTCCGTGGGAATGCACTCGATATATATAGCGACCGTCTACGATAAAGTTGAGAAACTTTGTTTGCCGCTACCGCATGTAGTTGTACACAGGGAAGAGCCGCTACGCACACTAGCGCCACAACCAATATCGCAGCCGCAACTACCAACAACTATAGATATGTATTATTAAACCGTTAGTTAGTCGCTAGTTGTTAGACGCTAGATCGTTAGCCGCTAGTCCGTTAGTCGTTAGTTATTAAACCGTTAGTTATCGGACCGTTAGTTATCGGACCGTTAGTTATTAGACCGTTAGTTATTAGACCGTTAGTTATTTTTTGTTTAACGTTCCATCTACTTGCCACCAACGTTCCATCTACTTGCCATCAACGTTTCATCTGACGACTATCTAACAGCTATTAGCATTCTATCTTCTGCATACATTTGTGGGTTTATACACTAAATTATCCTCGGGCATAGCAATCTTACATATTTCTTCATAATATCCATCATTTTTCTTGATGGTGTCGTCCGATTGTAAATGAATATAGTCCAATAGTCGCAATTTTTCCGGACTATCGCTGAATTTTTGCTCGACAATTTTGTATATAAAATACGGATAATATGGCCGATTACTCCCGTTCGGATTGATTTTGTGATAATACGCAATTATTTTATTAAATTTAATGGTGATATCTCGAACTTCTTGAAAATTGTATTTCGGCGGCGCCCTCCCTCCAAATGTAACCACCAGTAGCGGCACGTGATCATTATAAATAGTGTGCGAAGTTTCCTTGAGATAGGCGCGCATTTTAGTGCATGTTAAATCCGTAGGATTCACACGATCTCGTGACAAACACGCTCGAATATCACCGATCACAGACTCATCAAAGTTTTTATGTTCCTGCGCCTGTAAGCGTTCTAGCCAAAATTTCAAATGTCTTCCAAAATCATACCCATTGCATTTTGATTTCTGATTGTCCGCGAAATTATTATCTTCTCGCGCGCTGCCTTGAATAATTTTAACACGACCGCAAACCGCCGACAAACATCTTCGCTCCGAGGATTCCGGCACGTACACCATACCAGATCCGCATTTACACATTTCATGATTTATTTTTCTGGTCCCTAGTTCAATGTTATTATTGTTGGCCGCGGCCAGCTGATCCATTATCGCCATGCGCGTACCCCTGTCGATGGATTTCACGTTCAATTCCACAAAACAGTTCGTCTTAAAAATAATATCCCTGATCCGCGATATGAAATTTTCCCTGGTTACTTTTTTGTAATATTCATCATTGGTATTTTCGTCACCATTTCTGTAATATTCCGATAGCACACTAACAGTAGCCAGACTATAATCTGTGTTCAGTTGATTGGCTTCTTCCAAAAAGGATTCGGTAGTAGAATTTCGTAATTTACCATGTAAAGTCTCCACTGCGGCAATAATATTATTAATTTTGACGCTAAATTTATTGTGCGTCGCTTCAATCGTACTCAACATCGCAAATTTATATTAAACGTATCATATATGTTTAATATATCTACAGACGGAAATGCAGCAAGTTGAAAGTAGCGAGCGTAATAAATATACGAACATGCCCATAGGCGAATTATATAATTTGGTGCTAAGTGATCAGAAATTATTGGAGGAGTTAACCTCAGAACAAATTATGGAGATACAAAAACATATCAATATGTATGGCACAATTATTACCGGAGAACAGTCGTATATCAACGTCTCCGTAATAAATTATCGCGAGGAAGCCATGAAGCGTCAACTGATTACCGCCCTAATCGGATACCTGTACAGATTGGCTTTTGAATATAGACCAATCGAATGCGATAGTATTGAACTCAAGTACGAAAAATTAATCAAAGCTGAATCCACCAATTCAGAGCGAGTTCAGGCGCTAATACGCGAACGTGACGAAAAACTGGATGAATACATTAAAACTTCCAGAGCCGTTGTCGGTAATTTCCTGGACAGAAATTTTAATTTCAATCCCGACAGGCACGTCAGAACCGCGCATACGGAAAACAAAAAAGATCCGGAACGCAAGCCCAAACAAGATTTAGTGCGGGAAATGTGCAAAGTCGCAAAACGCGCCCCGAGTATCAAAAAGAAAATCGCGGACTCCCCGGAAAAAATGTTGAAATATATTTCCAACCAGACTCTGAATACTTATAGCAACGCAACACAGGCCTCGGAAATTGTCGGCAGTATTATCTCAGTGCTGGGTAATCCAGGCATGGATTATTCCGACAAACTAACGACACTAAATAAGCGGCAAAAAACTCTGAACGGCATTATCCAGGACATGAAACGCGTTGCCGAGCCACTTTCCGCCGCGGAATCCATTAATATGGTTAAAGTAAATCCGCCCGTGGATGTATTCCATCATTTTGGCAGATATATCACTAACAATTATGAACATCTCAGAAACGTATGTGCGTCCCTGTATGCGGAAAAGCCCGATGTTGAGTTTGCGGTAATTTATTACGATCATTTCAAGACAGAAGATGACGCTAGAAAATACAGGATTAAACATCAAAACGATTTCCGCGCCGCGCCTTACACAATTTCCAACAATGGTATTACATTGCTCGGCCCATTCAAGGAGAATCGCGAACGTGTTGATTTCTACAATAAAAATACTGAAATTCTGAAAATCATGATGGAGCAAATGGAAATGGACCACAAACTCGGCAAAGATCTGATGGAAAAATCCGTGAAACGTGAGAAAGTAAAGAACATGATGCAAACCGGCCTAGATAATGAAGGTCTCAGCAAATATGTGGCCGTTGCCAACGAAATCAGAGGCCTGGGCGCCAAGGAAATTCTCAGCAAGGAAGAGAAAGAGAGACTGTTTGAATTACAGCGCCAACGAGAACAAGCGGAAGTTCCGGAAAATATGATCTGTATGGATGTATTCAAGACCGAAGAAACCGCAGATGGCGAGTCTCGTCTGGTTCGAGATGTACTGCATACGCAAGCGGAGGAGCCGCTATATCTTGATGAAAACTCACCGTATCGTGAGGGTTATCAGCCGAATAAAATAGTTGGCAAAAAACCAAAATATGTTCGCAAAATACTCAAGAGCAAATTCGGAGAAACTCGTGAAGTCAATGTCAAATCGGACGCGTCATCGTGAGCACTGAGCCAGCACTGAGCAGGCACGTAGTCAGCACGTAGTTAGTGTGCTGACTACTCTATACCCAGCGGTTAGCGGGCACCACGCCCAGCGGTTAGCGGGCACCACGCCCAGCGGTTAGCGGGTACCTATCCAACATCTATCCAGCCACTTAGCGGGCACCTAACTACACGCTCTAGACATTTATTCAAACTTTGACATAAATTTATTTCCCTGTATATCATCCCGTTCCGAGGCAATAAGGTCGCAAAATTGCCATATTATCGGCGAGCCAAATCGAAAATCAGGCACGATACTCGCGGTATATTTAAAATATCGCATTGTTTCACGCTCGTACACCAACTTTTGATGCTTCTTAATTGGCGTGAATGTCTCGTCTATGAGTTCCATAACTTTATTTTTTCTGGATTTATCCATAGCAGTGGAATCGCGCGTATAATAGGCGCGTGCTATCGATTCTTGTGCGAATATTTTCAAAAATGCTCCGGATTTTAATTCTGGCGAAAATGACTTATCCGTATGTGTGGCAATTATCGCGGTGATATTTAACCATCTTCCTTGCCAAAATAATTCGCATATTATCGGATTTTTTCTGAATTTTTCCAGTTGAACCGTACAATCATCAAATATCCACAGTAATCGCGGGTTAAGATTTAAATATTGCAAAGTTGTTCTCTCTACTTTCGATAGATTTTTTTTGTTCGCAAAATAATCCAAAGATTGCCCGATAAAATGTTTGTATATTTTAATGGTAAGTTCAGTGGCGTCTTTCGCCATATCTTCTAATTTAGTATCCATATCGTCACCAGTATAATTTTCCCGCATATCTTGTATGCTTTTTTCGTGATGATTTCGGAGCCTCTCAATCATCGCCTTATTTGCCGGCGTTGAAATTTCATTGAACATACTTTTCAAAACGTTGATATCATTGGCACGATTATACGCGTCCGTTAACGCCTGTTGTCGCTGCCAAACGTCGTTTAATAATTTGTCGGTTATCGTTTTGTGTACGCACGGTTTTGGTACCGTGACGCCTCCGTATGATTTACTGGTAGTATCACTACTGCTAATAACTATAACTTGATCAATATGCGGTTTAAGCAAATACATACATTGTCGAATAATTGTTGATTTACCGGACTTACTTTCTCCGAAAATCATAATAGACCTATCAAGCAAATACTTGTAATTAAGTTTCAGCTCATCTAGCGGCATGATTATATTCTATAGATAAAAAAATAAATTACCTTCAGCAATTAGCGACCAGGCCGATCAAGCATCGGCAACCAGGCCAATCAGCGACTAGTGGCCGGCGCTCAAGCCGCAACTAAGCATCGGCGATCAAGCCGGTCAGTCGTCAATTAGGTGCGCTAATTGGTATCTATTATCAGACCATTTTCAGACTGCGGTATTACAATTTTCACAGTTGACTGATCGGTTGGAACTAATTTCATGTCAAAAAGATCGTCCTTCGGTGCTTTCATTAAAATATGGTCGTGCAAAAATATCGCGCCCAATAAAAATATGAAGATGTAAACAGAACCTCTAAATGAAAGGGACAATATCGACTCGCTTGAAACAACGTTTCTGAATGTGAACATAATAATAAATAATATTATTATGGTTATCGTGATTGCCGTGTAAATAGGATTGTTTACCATTCTGCGTATTCCAGGAACGCTAACAATATTATCTGCAAAACTATTCAAGGCTTTTGAAAATTCAAACATACTGGTATATATTTTACTCCATAAATTCTCCTATAGAGAAATCTATTTTATATTCGTCGTCAGTAGTGTTAGCAGTCTCGGACTGACCGCTGTCGTACGTCCATTTAGTATCGGCAGCAGTGCTACTGTCAACAGTATTGCTGTCTGCAATGATGGTGGTAGTACTATTGTCAGTGGTGCTATCTGCCGGCAAATCATCATAGGTAGTAAATCTAGAAGGAAGTTCTCGTCGTTCCGTAAATGGATTTGAGTATTTTGATGCTGCAGGCAACTGAGCAGTTGTCGTCCGTGTATTAAGCTGATGTACGATCGTTGGCGCCGGTGTCATCGACGGTGCCGGTGCTGCGGTCGGCGCTACTGCCGGCACATTTTTAATTTTCTCAACCAACTGCACAATAATAGATTTTGCTTTGGCAAGCTCACGCTCGGCCTCGCATCTAAGCGCGACCTGTTTTTTGAGTTCATCGCGCAACTGATATAGTATTTCCATGGACACTTTCTGCGGCTTTTCATTGATTTTCCTCGCAAAATCTATAAAAAATTCATCACGTCGACTGATAATACTTTCCGCAATATGATCCTGAATACCGATCACGTAAGGTTGATCTCCGCCCCGCTGATCGATTATAGATTTCATTATTTCCGGCTTGCTGATATATACAAACGCGGATTGCACCGCGCCAACTACGATCGAACTCATGGTTACCGATTTATCGGAACTGCGGAAATCCTTGTAATACTCTGACGGAATAAATTGCTCCAGGACTGCGTTTTCAAAATCAATATAAGTAATCGACGAGTATTTTGTAACGACCGAGTAATAATCTCGCAATTTAATTATCACGAATTTACATTTTTCGGCATCATTACTAACGCCGTCAGCATATCGCATTATAACGATACGGTACTGCTCGGTTATAGAATGCTTCCCACTATTTGCCAGCTGCTTTGCCTTTTGATATAATTCATTCACAAATGTATCTGTGAAAAACGCCGCGATAATATCCACGACAGATATGAATGTTGGATTATATCCGCGCCTCATGCTCGACATCTATATATAATTAGCTGATTTTGGGATTTTAAATTATAATCACCGTGGAAAAAATGAATCCAGTTCGCCAACAGTTAATCTACCCGCAGAAATGCCAGCACTATACATTTATATAATAACTGTATGCGTGATGTTGTACTGCACTGACAGTATAATTTACTGTTTGATTGTGTCCGTATTTGTGACTTATTTGGCATTGACACTAATGCTAGTTTTCGGATTCGGCCTCGCGATATCGCTCTCACGATAACACGCAGCATCACGATGCCTTCATGCTGCCTTCTTCTAACCACCCTTTGATTGGCAGTTTTTTCGTCTTCATGTCACTGCTCAAAAAAAAATAATTATTTTATCGCGGCAGTTTGTAAACTAGCATTGTCATGGAAATCCTGCGAGGCCTCGAGAAATCCGTCGCCGCCGGGCAAATATATAATTCGCGAAATCGTATGCATAAAATACGTCTCTTCCCGCGTTTTTTTCCCGCAGCAAACTAGCATTCTGTATATTTTCCTGAGACAACGCGACTCCCCGGTGAAATAATTAATTAATATCAGGGATTGGACCGCCGGAATATCGTCCGTATAAATAACGGTATCGTAACACTCTTGATTGCGTCTAATCCGTAGCACGTGCACATATAATTTATCAATATAGTTGAGATTTCGAGCAATACAGCCAGTTACACATATACTCAGTAAATATATACTGTCGATAGGTTTCCTGTATGCTATTGATATTTTACATGCCAGCAATACCAACTGCGCTAGCCTATCGTCAGCACCTTTTATAAATGAATCTCGCACAAATTGTAATACACGATCCGGATCAATATCCTCGGGACTATGTATACAGGCTGACGCTAAGATTTTACACATCGTATCAACTGATAACAGCGCATTAGCATCACTCTTTATTTCTTGCATCAGCGCGACCCATTGCTGTTTACGCAACATTTTCAAGCATTTCTTCGTGAATTTTTTGGAGGATTTCCTGAGCGACCGTCCATAGTTGACATATTTTACATCTCTGATAATATCAAATATATATTCCGGGACCAAAAATCCTGCAAATTCATATAGGCAAGTCTTGCAACATTCATCACACAACTCCGGCAGCTTATTTTTATTTGCGAAATCCACGGCCATATGTATATATATTAATCGTTTTTTATGTCCTGTACCCTCCATTGTTTCATATTCCGTACACTCATCATATAAATACCAAAACAGCTTCTTAAGCGCGTCGGGTCTGTCCGGAGATTTCACATCCAGACTCTTCACATGCCTGAATGCTTTTTTAACACCGACCCAATTGCAATACGGGTACACTTCAGGATATAATTTTTTCAAGTATTTATACTTCATCGGACGGTAACTAAGCACTCACTAAGCACTCACTAAGCACTCACTATCTAACAGCGCCTAATTGCTAAACACTAATTGCTGATCGCGTGCCAAATTCAATTTTGCTTTTTAAGCGCCGCTAGTGACGCCAACAAGATCCGCAGACCGTCCGTCGCGGTCCATTTCACGCACTAAATATTTGCTACCCAATCGTCCACCGTGTCTATCGGCATATTTATTCTCAGAAAATTTCATACCCCAATCATGTAAATCCGGATTCACCACTTGATACTGCTCGTGATTCTGTTTTCTGATTTGCGAATTATCAGATTCCGATTTAAATTTCTCGCCAGAAACGTTCAATCGACTTCTGTCAATCTTGCGTTTAGCCTGCTTGAAATTGTGTGCGGTTACGGATTCCTCGACGACACTGACTAAACTGTTGAGCCCTGCGCGCGGATCCATTCTCTTGGCCTTGGCCATTTTCCTGACGGCGCCCGCGGCATCTCGGATTTCTGGCATGCGCGAGTCCGTGATCATTTCTTTCTTGATTTTTTGCATATCAGCGCCGGGTTTCACGGATTTATACATCAGTGCGGCGTTCAAATAATGATTAGCGGGCAGCAAGTGATTGAACGTGATCAGCTTCGCCATATGCTCGATTCGTTGCGGCGTGGCGGTCTTCATCATCATGGTCACATCGGAATCCTCCCATCGTCCATCCTGTGTGATGGAATGTATGATTGTGATAAGATCTCGCACAGCCGCAGCCTGCTTTCTGGCGACCGATTCCGTGCTCGTGCCTTGTTCAGTGTCGCCATCCGCGGCCATTTGCATTTGCTGACTTTTTCCGCGAACTATTTCACTTAGTAGCAAACCCATAGCCTTGTAACATTTTGACACATCTTGTTGTGAGAATCTGCCGTCAGCCGTTTGCATACCCATGCGATTACTGGTATCTTTTGTTTTGCGACGTCGGCCACTCTCGCCATATCTCATCGCGTGTTTATCTTGATCCTCACAACTGTCGCGATAGAATTTGCTGTCGCGTATGATCTTGTCGCTAATCAATACACTTCGTCGTTGCGGATTCAAGCCCTGATCTTTAATATAATCTCCGTACCCTTTAACAACAACGCATTTTTTGACGTCTGGCCGATGCTTCCAAGTTCTTCGCAGACCTTCTCTGCGACAATCTTTTTGCGTTGTGAACCATTTCATGCGATCACGCACCCATTTAAATACGGTTTGCTGATCTTCCATGATTTTATACTCATTTCTGGATCCACTGGTTACGTGTTCGCTGGAATCCGGACTAAATCTCACAAATCGCATACGGGCACTATATTGGTCCGCGAGTTTGGTCATATCAGGTTCGACGGCCGTACCTCTGGGATCAGCATCTCCCATGCCTTGAAAACCAATGAACAGTTCAGGATGGTTTGGTAAATCGGCGGTACCTCGATGCCCGTATATGCGCGTATTAAGTCTGCCCGCGCGAGCTTCAGTGCCTCCTCTCGGCTCTTCATATTCGAAATGATTGGTATCAGGTCCCCAATTTGTAAGAGTACGCCTAGCATAATCATCATAAGACAATTCATCGTCGCCTCCCATCTCGGTTTCTTCAAACTTTGTGGTCAGCATCTCCATCGGGAGTTGACCATATTGGCGATTTTCATCGACCGTATACTCGATCTGAGTTGGTTTAACTTTCGCCACGGAATTCAAATCATAATTCATTGCGTGAAAAGTTTCAATTAACAACGCGTAGCGCTTAATGCTATATTTGAATATATATATTGGCGATTGTTTAATATATTAAACAATTGTTGACATGTATATTATACGCACCGAGTGACCATATGAACTCATATATCGTAATTGACGATTCCAACGCGGAGAAAATCCTGATAAAGGCCTTCGATTGCCCTAACTGCATGTTGCCGGATCTTATCTTGAACACTCCCGATTTCCGGTATTCTTTGATGACCGATAAATATTCTGATTATCGTACAAACGTGCTGCTGTACGAATCCAGATGGAAAACCGGAGAGATTGTGTCGGAGTTGCAGAATGAAATCAGACGGCGTCTACGAACCAGCGGATCACATTTGCAAGCCCACAGCTTGAGCGATGTTTATGCAGGCATCGTATTGTGACTAGCGACTAGCGACTAGCGACTAGATCAGCAACTAGACTACCGAGCTAGCGACTACTCGCGCCAGCAGTTAGCGACTAGCGACCAAACTAACAACTAAACTAGCGGCTAAGCTAGCCGCTTAAAAATTGAATCATGAGCATCTCAATGCATACAAACCTAGTTGCCTTGTGATTAACTAATGCCTGATAAATATCTGAATCCGACTAGTTGGTGGTGCCTGGCGCCGCTCACTATTGGCATGATATCCGTTATATTCGGACTGATCGTGATTTTACCGGCTACTGTGGTTATTTCCGCGATATATGGCAATCTGCAACATGATTATGTACACGACGTTGAAGCCACATGTTATGTCTACAATAGTACCATCGAGAATGTAACTTGCGGACAAGGATGTTCTAGCTATAAGGTTGATTGCAACGGACCTACTCGCGTCTGTTATAATACGCAAATAATGATGATTGTAGCGCACACGCTATTGACGAATCCGGAGGCTGCAAGACCGCCGCCATACGTTCCATACATCGCTATAGATGCCGAATATGGTCTGACACTGGAATCAGCACGTGATGCCATAGCTTTATATCCGATAGGGTATAACGCCACATGTTACTATGACGGCACTCAGCATAGTGATGTAAGTTGGACCACTGAAGAATCTCCGAAACGATTCTTGGGAGCCATGATAGCACTTTGGGTATTATTCTTCATAACGGTACCCTGCGCGCTTGTAGTCGTGTTCTCATGCGCATGCCTTTGCGGAATCTATTTCTCGCCAGGAGCCAATGACAATGATGGTGGCAGCTTATGGCTAGAGATACCGGACACCACTTCATACGACTATAAATTGTCAAATCGTGAGCCGTTTGTGAGCTATAGAAGTCGCTGGTTAAACGCGTTCGCCAGGCCCTTCTGCGGTTAATTGTTTTTTTGTGAAAAAATTGATTTTGCACGCCTTCAGTTATTCCTACTGACCGTTAAGCAGTTAATAGTTAGCAACCAAACAGCGATTGGTTAGTAGTTAGTAAACACTAACCAGCAACCAGCAACCAGCAACCAGCAACCAGCAACCAAACAGCAACTAAGCAATATGTTCTGCAAAAATATTTCTAAAAAGAATATCAGCATTTACGGTATGTCATCGGCCGTAACTATGGCGATATGTATGTGCGTACTCGTGGCGATATTTATCGCCAGCGCCACTGTATTCATAGTAAGTACCGTAAAGTTCTCGGAAATCCCGTATAATCATAGCGATCAACATGCTATTTGCTATGTATATAATGCGACTACGGAATTGATGATATGCGGTACTGGATGCAATAATCAATATGTTGACTGTACTGGACCTACCAGGCCGTGTTATGGGGTGACTTTGAACCTAATAGTTGGAGACACTCTACTGACTAACCCTGAGGCTACTAGTTATAAAACCAACGGAGACACGCCTTATTTGGCGACTATTCAGACGCTCGGCATTACTTTTCAACAAGCGAATGAAACCATTGCCGCTCATCCCATCAGTTGGTCCGGCGATTGTTATTATGATGATCAGAAATTGCAGAACATTGTATGGTATGAAGGTGAGGATCGATCTCTTTGGCTCGCCGGTTTAATTATCGGCGCCGTAACTACAGGATTGACTCTCATATTTTGCGCTATGTTGGCCCTCATTGCATGCATGACCAGCGCATGTATTGAGGATAAACTTAATAATTATTATAATAAACCTGTAAATGTTGACGCCAACATAAATATGTCGATAGACGCAGACGTTGAAAGTACTGACAGCACTGGCATCACTGACCTTGAGGGACCAAGTCCTCATCAGACACCGGGAATCGCAGGTACTACTGGCAGCCGCGTCGATCCGGCGACAGTTCCCGACGGTTCCGATTGGTATTCGAATTTCCAGTCATCAGCTCTCGGGACAAATGTAGTAACTATACGCTATTAGCTTGTACGCTATTAGCTTGTACGCTATTAGCTTGTACGCTATCTACATGCTATTATTTTTTATTTTAAAGATAACACTACGTATAAGTATATAAATAATTTAATGCATATTGCCATAACCGGCTGAAAAATAAAGCCTGTGATTGCTTGGCCGGGCTGAACGTGCGGCCCGACAGGGCATTGGCGTTATCTTTCGATGGTTATGGCAATATGAAGAAATAATACCGGCTCATGACCGAGTTGTTATTATTTTTTTTATATTAAAGCATTCCCACAAGTATATTATACCCCAACCGCCATAATCCAAAATGAGTTATTATTTCGTATACGTTGCTCTTAATGACGGTAAAACATACGCTAAAACCATTCTATGTAATCCGTCAGAAATCTTTTCCAAAGCGCTGGACGAATCCGCATTCAGGGGTAAATTATTGTCGGATATGTACGCGGATAATGGTGAGCGTGCAACCGTAGAATATAGTTATTTGAATCGCGAAGGAGAAACGGTACAAAGACTGCTGCAAAATCTCCAACGCGCGTTGGAGTCAAACACTGGCGGCTATTTTATGTGTGCTAGGGACGCTCTCTCAGCGGGCCTATTTTTGGAAGTCTAAAAAAATAATTAGTGGCTAGCATATAGCTAGAGTGGCCTAGCTGCACTCATGATTTGACTTCAGATTCTCCATATAACATGTCGTATATTTTCATGTAATCGTCACGCGCCGTGTCAAATATGTTATTTTTTACATAATAATGAATTAGTTTTGCGACAAATAACATGATCTGTTCTTTAAGATAGCCGGGACAAGGGCGTCGTCGGTTACGTACTTGCATATCGGTTAGAATAATTTTCATCAATTGACGCGTGGGTTCTCCACATATTTTTGGCAGTGCGTATGATAAGCCGCTGTCGTCCGAGTAAAACATTAACAATCCGACATACTTTATATCTAATGGATAGCTCATCGCTGATTCTACAAGTTTGCCACAACTAAATCCAAAAATGTGCATCGCAAATATAATCTCATGGTCTTTTGTCGGTGTGCGGAAATTACGGATAATATGTGCTATAGTTTTGGAACTAAATGGCACCTTGATCACAATGCGTTGATCTTTCTTATACGCGCTAATCACGTATTCATATGCGTCAGAACTTTGGTCAGGACGTAAGTCAGTACTTAAGTCAAGACTATAGTCTCTGACGTCGGACTCTGATTGATAAAATATAAATAGAATGTTGCCAACGCCATTTTTGCTAGTTTCGTCTACGAAATACTCGTTATATTTATCCTGTGATGCCAACGTTAATAAATTTTTCAAATGCTCTAGGTTCAGGTGATATAATATATATGACGATGTGAATGTGGAGATTCCGTCCGAGCATTCAAAAACTACGTCACTGAATTGGTATAATATCGAATCCATTAATGATGAGAATATGAATTCAATTTTTTGTAAAAAATAATAGACATTACTCACCGCTCGCAAATTGTCAACTAGTTGCCAAACTATTAGCGTTCATACCCCCAATCGTGTTCGCGAGCCAACTGATCAGGGACCATTTTCTCGGCCGCGCGTGTGCCTTTAATAATATTCGTAAGTGTTTGAATATGTTGCGGTGATTTATCATTAACCAATACATACAGTTTACGCAAAATATTCTTATCATATCCGTTCAGTGCCGCCTGAATATTTTTGAGAGTATCCATCACGACGTCATAATTTAATTGTTCATGTGCCTGTGCCCGTTTAATAATAGCGTAATAAATGCCTAATTTCTCACGTGTGACAAGATTTTTATCATGTATGTAGTCGACAATATCCGGCAACCGATATCCGGCAACCGCCAACGTTTTAAGATCCGTTAATTTTAAGCCGACTATATGTTGACAGTGTAGATATATTTTATACAAATACTTGATATTCACACCCTGTCGAGGATAATAGTTACTGAAACCAATTCCAACCATATCACATAAACTGAGCAATTTCGGCGCAACTTTATCGTAATGTGTGTCTGTCGCATTTATCAAAGTATCTTTATTATCAATACTATATAAAAAGTTCGCAACAACACGCGTGGTATAATCGAAGGAAATACTATCAACAGGTGCGAAATTTCCGGCAAGTAGCGGCTCAAAATATTTTCCGTTTTCTCGCAACAACATAAATTTAGAATACCATAGCACGCCGTTAGTACATTTGATGGCAATATCCGTACAGGCCAATTTTTCGGCATAGTCTTTGCGATTAATTTTCATCATTACGTGATGTCACTAGTGAATTATATCAACTGCTTCCTGTCGGCAATCCTGTCGGTATTCCTGTCGGTATTCGATTTCAATTTTAATACTCAACACGCAGTTGTATAATGGCCGCCTGCAAACTACTGTGTGATCATCGTGAGAGGATAGTACTGCGCCATACCAAGGAATTTGAAGGTGCCAACTATGAATCCCAACAACTAACAACAGGTGACTATGCCGTTACGGATCCAAAAGGCGGCCTGATGGCGATCATAGAACGCAAATCATTGTCGGATTATGGTGCTAGTTTAAAAGACTCGCGACATTTAAACAAAGAAAAACTCGTAGCGATACGGGAAAAAACCAACTGCGCGATCATATACATAATTGAAGGCAAAATGAATCCAGGAGTCAACGAATTATTTTCAGGCATACCGTATAAATATATAGAGTCAAGCATATTCCATTTAATCATGCGCGAACGCGTATGTATTATAAGAACTAGCGACACGTTGGATACCGCAAAAACACTGGTGAGATTTTTAAAAAGTTGTGATAGTTTATATGCCGCGCAGACAAAAAAGACGAATCGGCCTGTCGCCGCGGCTGCTACAGTATCGATGGATACTGCTGACACTAGTGCTGACACTAGCATCGCTACTGCTGACAGTGCCGATACGGATCCAAAAGGCTCATTGGATACTAGTGTTGCTGCGGTGGGTTCCGCAGAACCTCCAGTTGGGATTGCGTTACTAAACGCTCTTACCGCTAAGCATGTAAAATCTGATCAAGACGTTGCGCGTTCTATGTGGAGCAAGTTCCGAGGCATTAGCGTTGTATCCGCAGACGATTATATAAATACTTTATCAATAGCAGAATTACTCAATGGCGCGGATCCCGCCAAATTAAAATTAAGCGGCGGTAAACCACCCACAAAACGGGCATTGATGTCGTTGCGAACCGTTGACAAGTCCGTGGAAATATCATTGCTTAGTGCGATACCTGGAATCAGTAAACCGATGGCCGCCGCACTATTGGTAAATAAATCATTGCGCGAAATATTATCGTACGGTATTGAACCGGTAAGTATTATTGACATACCTGGAAAAACCAAATCCAGAAAATTAGGAGTCAAGCGAGCCGCAGATATATTTAAATTCATGAATTATAAGGAAACAAATTTGACGGCGGGCTTAGCGGCTGGCTTAGCGGCTAATCTACCGTTAGATCTACCGACTGATTTGGCGACTAACAAGTTGTCGGCAGTTAAGCGGTCAGCATCTAAGCTACCAGCAATTAAGCGGTCAGCATCTAAGCTACCAGCAGTTAAACAGTCGACACTCGAGCAATCAACACTCGAGCAATCAACACTCGAACAATCAATGTCTGAACGACCGATACCTAGGCGACTAAGGCCTAAACAATCGGCGGACGATTATAATATTATTGATTAAACTTTCTGATCCGTATCCAATATTTTTTTGTGAAACTTAACATCATTTGCTATCTGCCGATATTTTTCAATGGATTCCTTGCTAAAATGTGAAAAATTCACATCGGATAAATTCACGTCATATTTTTCAAAATGATTTGGATCCTTCGCCAACAGTTCGCTGATTCGCTCTAAATATTTATCTTCGGTCAATTTCCACAAACTGGATAACGTTCTGCGGACTTCAACAGAACTTACGATACCCATACACTGATAAAATAGATCAATATATTTCAATTCGCCGGTTCCGTAAAATACATACATCAACTGCTCGCATTTGGTGCGCGTCGGACGCTTAATACTGTCGGATAAAATTCTGTCGAGCGTCAAAAATTCCCGCGATAGATTTTCAATTTCGTCATCTAGTTGATCGGTGTCCCAATGTTCTCCGAATTTATATATAACACCAGCTCTAAATGCGGAATAACATTCGTCGGACACCATTTTCGGTTTCTGGATAGAACTAAATAATTCCCATGTTGGTGTCAGGCAGAAATACATAATCAGTTCCATATTTTGTCGTTGAGCTGCCCGAAGTTTTTCAAGTCTGCTCATTTATGATATTATATCTTAATGAATCGCGTATATTAAAATTGAATGTTACTGCAGTATATTAGTTGTGCTTAACTACACAGACAGTTGTGCTTAACTACGTACTGACTAAATGCAGAACAACGACTTCACAGAAAAAATACTGAAAATATTGTCTGAAGTTAATGGCGGCTCTAAGCTAATAGCGTACAAATCACCAGAAAGTTCCGATGATAAAATTATTTTACATCTACATGGAATCGCCGACGTTTGTGTAACGTCTTCTGAAATATTCTATAAATATAAATCTAAATGTCGGGAACAGCACGATGAACTAGAAGGGTTTGAAGTTCCCAACGATGTGCTAATATATTTTAAATTATTCCGCGAAATACAACTGCACGAAAAAAATATCATTAGCTATATTAATTTCCGAGATCAATTAATTAGTGGTTGTACCGATGCTAATGTTAGCACTGGCGCTACTGCTGACGCTAACGCCGGTGCTACTGCTGGCGCTACTGCCGACACATCTGAACAACATTAAAGCCTCTCGATTAGGCACCAATTTTCCATTAATATCTTCATAATTAAATTCGCCGGGTAAAAATCTCTGGACTGTCGCCGATCCATCGTTCACAAATCCCATAAGTAGTTTATAGTAATCGCTAGTTGGACTATCGGGACCGTAAAATACAAAACGCGTGCTTGAATTTTCCTGAAATTCTTGAACACATTTTTTTGCCGCAGAAAGTAATATACTATCCACGGCCGGCGGATGTACAATCGAAAACTTACCGGCCAATGACGTTGTGAAATAATTTCCTAACGAATTAAAAACTATATCTTGATCGAAAATACTGCAATACCTATACGTGCCAAAAATGGATTCGAGTCTCATAATTTGGGAACTGAATGGCGAACTAAACGCCTCAATAGTTGCGCCCATGTGTATATATTCTTTGTACAGATTTAAAGGCAACAATAAATGATCGTGTGGTAGCAGACAGTAGTAACGCATTGCCGCCAATATTACATCCATATCATTGCTGTATCGGCGCATCATCGCAACTCTATACTGCGGAATAGTCATACTAAACTCACCGTAGGAGATTTCAGCAGGAGCTAGTGTGTCAACAGCATCAGCGATCGTGTTCCATAATGTTATTTTCAAAAAATCGTCGGTATCACTAATGGTCGCAACCAAATATTCCGAGTCAACAGTATGATGAGTCAACATCAGGTCCATGAGTTTGTCATAGTGTTCTTCAAGACCGTTAGATTCCAAGGCGGCCTTGAAAATATTAACAGTCGGCCCTTCTTTTACGAAAAATTCACCCGTAGAATTGTAGTTAGTAAGTATTAACGACTGAACGATAGATCTCAACAAAGTTTTGTCGTCACCCGCAGTATATTCTATTAAATCCTTTGCGATAAGCGTTTTAGCGTAAATACTGTTTAATATGTGCATTTGTTCGTCATTGTAAGACTGCTCATGCACTAAATCAGTACTTTTTTGCGATTCGTGAACATATTTTTTTGAAAAACTAACACTACCACCGCGAGTGTTAGTGTCGTCACGGCTGCCCGTGTAATCGCGCATGCAAGATCCTATCGCGACAGCCAATAGCGGAACAATATACTGAAACACGCGCGCGCAAACACCCACTAATAACAACAAAATAAAAATTAGAAATATATCCATATAGTCCAAACGTATATTTATATATAAAAAAGAATAATTATAACTTGGTTATTACCACGCATGCGTGGCAGTAATAGCTTGTCGGATATTGTAAGTAGATTAACCGGTCTGACCACATGGCGGTTAGAGCATCTCCAATATGTCGTCGGGTTTCTTGACATATTTGGTGATCATATCGGGATCTATTTGCATAGGATTGTATAACGTTCCAATTCTGGGAACACTTCCAACTAGCAGTGGTGCCGTAATCCCAGTCACTTCATCAGTTACCGCATTCACACTCGCTTCTTCAAGAGTTTGAATTGGACTGCTGAAACCAATACGAAGCAAATAATTGCTGGCTTCACGAATTCCCAATCCACTGCGCTCAATACTGGTAACGCGGCCGGTTCTTGTCATCTCATCAGCATACACTAGGTAATGATGATGATTGCAACTGCTAAGTTTACGCAATTCCGTGATGAGCTTTTGTCTCGCGGCTTCAATTCCTAAATGCCTGTATATTTCAATGATCGCATCTGTTTGTATCTTGGATCCGTCCAAATATTTGTTATATAGGACTCCTCGGAAATTCGTACCTACAGTGTTGATCACATAGATTTCATTGGTACTGATAGCTCCGTCGGCTCCAATTTTGCTGATTGGTAATTTAACAACGCTGGTGGATAAGATTCCACTAACTCCGCGTATAATTGTTTCCAGCAGAGTTTCAGCAACGCCGATTATAGCTTCGGAATCTACAGTCCCTTTCATGGGAATATTGCGAGTATTTGCGCTACTTCTTATATATATCCTGATCACGATATTGCGGACATTTTCGGGCGTATAAACGATATACAAATCCGGATACGTCTCGCGCAATCTTGTGATTATCAATTCCATGCTCATATTTTTAAGTATAAGCGCGGTTTTATCGATTTCTATACGAATGCACCATTTCAGCAAATCTGCGGGCGGAACCATCAATGGATTCATTTTCGCAAAATTGTCGATAAGCGTCTTTTCATGCGTGTATTTCGAATGTATAGGATTACCATACGACTCGAAAAATACCTGGTAGCCCGTAATAAACTGTTTGAATCTCATTACTTCAATATTATTCGCGATTTCCACGACTTTACCATGATTATTTTCATATTCCGGCAGCACATAGAGTGTCATGCTGGGAGAGTCCAATTTATCAACGTCTCTGGCGGCCAATACCTCCTTGGCTTTTGACATGCCAGACTTACTCGTACCGCCGGCAGCACTTCTGTGATGTGCATCCAGCATGTATTGAGTTAAGGGTCCACTGAATGACTGCGCGGCAATAATGCCGGCCGCAGTTCCTGGATCTATAAGTGCATGCAAGAGCACGATTTTGATTTTATCAATTATGATTTCCAAAATAGCCGGCGTCATCAATGACATTGCGGCAATATTGAGATGTGATCGGCACAGCATCGTTAGCAACCATACTGCGCGTTTCATGTAATCAGGCACCGGAGCGCCTGAATCCTCTTGCTTTTTATTCAACAGGATATAAGGTAGTTTATTGCATACTTCTTTGATTCTCATGTACATCGCCTTGAGTTGTTCCGGGGTAGGTTTCTCCCGGTTAACATCTTCATATTCGCGAAGAGTATCTAAAATAACGCGTTCAACATTAACGGGCATAAATCTAACATCAGACATACGCTCGTTTGTGTTCATAAGCTCTATTTTCATGAATAACTTGCGATATTCATCGCGATCTTCTTTGAGTTTCCGCATCTCCTCGTCAATTAAGTCCGTGAGTGCCGGATCGTCGGTTTTATGACGATATCTTTCCAGATCTTTATCGCCCAGCATTACCGTGGGAAAACGCACGCGTTCCACACTTCTGGGATCTAATCCGTCTTCACCATAGATAAATTGGATTATACTATTGTGTTTTACCACAAATCTCAGATTTGAAATTATAATCGACTCCAAATTCTTGACACTTTTTCGGTTCTGTTCGCCGGTAACTGATGTGTTAAGAGCTTTGGCAATTAAATCGAATCTGGCATTCATGGCGTTCGGAATGTATTCCGTGACGGTCATACCATTCGTATAACTATTCGCGATATTGCCTCGAGATTCCGGATGAGTTTCATGTCTTCGGAAATTCGGAGACGATCGTTTATGACCGAATGTTTGGCGAATACGTTCGCCGTTAATTAGTTTCTGTCCCACGCAACTTACCATATTGTATAAATTGCCAAATTGACCTTTTGATCCGCTCATAATGAGCTTCAATAGGTTATTTGTTCTGGGATTAAGGGCACTCAAGACCGGCTCGATGAAATCGTCCGCAGTCATGAGAGTACTAATCTGTTGTTTTTCATAAAATTCCTCGACAGTCATGCCAATTGGAGGGATAATCTCACCGCGATTTAATTTCTCGGTGATTAAATGCGATTTATTGATGATATCCGCGGTAACACGTTCTATTTCCAAACGCGCCTTAGGACCTACCAATAAATCCTGCACTCCTACGGTGAATCCGTTTTGCAGTGTATAGGCTATTGCCATTTGTTGCATGTTGAATATCACATCCAACGCTTTGTCGGAGCCGTATTCATTGGCAATCAAATGATATAAACCATTTTCAGCACCTTTGCCGATGGTTCTCTTATCTAATACACCACTGATGTGTTTTCCGCGATCTATTTTAACGCGAATATCTGCGGGATTATAGTTCATGTAGGGGGCCAATTTCTCATCGTAATAAGTCGGATTTCCGGTGTAACTAACCGGAGTTTCTTGCAGAATCATACTAATACAATCTCTGCCTGTAAGCTCCGTTAGTCCTCCAAAATCCGGAGTGAATGTGGTATTTGAGAATAATTTCATGGCGTGATATTTGCTGAACTTAACACCCTCGAGTGTTAATTCGAACAGACCTAATATACTATCATCAACCTGTCCGACGCTAGGACTACTACTGGAATGCGATATAAACCAATTGCTTAACGCGCTCAGTATACTGATCTCGTTTCTGCCTTGAATACTACTGTTGTATATCATATTCATCTGATCGCCGTCAAAATCCGCATCATATAGCGGACAGCTGATGACGTTAATGCGAAATGTCAAAATATTAGGATCCTCGCATACAACGCAAACAACTCCTGATATATTTGAAGGCTTCAATGACGGCTGGCGATTAAAATTAGCGGTATCGCCGGTAATCATATCGCGATAGAGTATATCTCCGGGCTCGAGTTCGATATCCGTATCCGCATCAATGGTCCTGAGAGTGCCCGTACCATGTTTAATGATTTCCGTGCAGCCTGGGTACTTTTTGCGACCATTATGTATATATTTCATGAGATCACGTTTGTTGTACTCCTGGACATATTCTTCCATTTGTATGTTTTTTGCAAATTTCATCGGTTCACCAACTTCATTAATTTTCAGCGTAACATCGCCAACAATCGTACTACGTCCTATATCTCTAACACGTTTGCCGGATAAGTGACCGCGAAATAAACCGCGTTTACCTTTCAAGTTTTCGCTGACTCCTTTCACGGATCCATCTCTGGAAGATCTGATGAGTTCGAAATAACTATTGCAATTGCCAAATATCGCTTTCTTGATTTTCGGCTCGATATTCGCGGACACAATCGGAGGCATTGACATGTTATTCTTCAATATCAACTGCAGCAGTGTATTAATATCGCGCGTATCTTGTGTCCTGCTCGCGGTATTATCGCTAATAGGCCTCATTAATATAGTTGGTATTTTAATGGATCTAAGCACGAATTTTCTGGGATGCGCTGATAGCGGCTTGCCAAGTTTTTCAACAGTAGCATCACTAATACGCTCGAATATCTGACGTATGTCGTCCGGATATAAAATACGCTCGTCGGTTTTACGTTTATCGGTATAATATTCCGCGATAATCGCCAAATCTTCATTGGGATCCTTTTTAATAACGGGATGCAGCGCGCCACAAGCCGGATTAAGACATCTTCGGACGCCGGTTCGTGCTATTTTCTGCGCCTGATCAAGTCTTTTAATTTTATTGAATTTGCTGTAGAATTTCTCGCGAATAACTGGTTCACCACACTCATGACATATTAATTTCAGCCATTTACGTATCTCACCAACAAACATTGGGGATAGTATCGGATAATTCATGTTATGATGACCGTCATGTCCCAAGCAGGCGGGCTTTTTATTGAAACAGGTTTTACACCTGTAGGAATAATCATCCGTACCCATATGCATATTATATAATCCACCGTCAACCGGTTTATTATCATGAAATAGGTCATAACTTGTGACATTAACGCATGAGCTTTTTTGCACGTCCTCAGTGCCAATAACACCGAAGGTTACACTGACTATTCTGGTCCTATATGTAAGGGAACGTGACATCGCTATATAGCTATATTAATTAATCAAATTTAAATTAATTAATATGGTGACACGGCTCCAGGGACGACCGGATCCGTTTAGTGTATATGTAGCCGTTCTATATTTTAAATTAGAAACCTGATACATGTTAATGTATATACCAAATGGCACTCAACGCATTGACAACTTTGGTGGAAAAATCTGCGATTAGTTTCATGGAATTTGCGGACACAAACCGGAACGTTCCATTGAATCAATTAATACAAAAATATACGGAAAGCACTGACGGCGATTTTGACGACAGTGCTAACGACAACACTACAGGCACCAGTGCTGACGCCAGTGCTGACGCCGCTGCTGCCGACAATGTTGAAGATGTGCTTGCAAACGCGTGCTTGGATTTAAAATATAACATATACGTTGAATGTAAAAAAGTAATTAATCAGCTCCGAATGGATTTTGTAAATAGTGCTCGCGATGCCTTGAAAATGGAAATCAAAATGGAACTTCTTCACGAACTCGGTAAATTGTCGCCAGATGATCGGACGGACGATAGTCCCGCTAGCACTCAGGAGCCTGCGCAATCATTTAGTTTTCTGAGTGATAATGAATTCCAAAACATTAAGCCGATCTCGTTGCAGCCGATTTCATTGGAGAATAATCCGCTATTTAAACGCATTTCGGAAGGCTTTGAGCGCAAAAAACAAGGCCTGTCGTATTACGATGGTGATCAAGAAATCACACGAAGGTTCGGAGATCTGCCGACAGAAGAACTTGAAAAAAATGGCGTTGATCTGGAAAAACTTAAAGAGGCTTCGTCAATATGCGAGCCTGAGACTGAGGAAATTAATGACCTGTTTGAGCAAATGTTGCGCGATAAATTAAATATTTAGTCACTAGTCACTAGTTGCTAGTTGCTAGTTGCTAGTCACTAGTTGCGTAAATAGTTGCCGGTAGTGGGGGAAACTCGCGCGGCTGCTGTCGGTAATAGCGATTACGCTTGCACTGATTGCGTCAGGCCGACCACGTTGGTTTCACCGTCATCCGCCGACTACATACTATTTTTTTATAAACAATAGATGCAATAATATACATAAATGGCACAACCCACGGCGCAGCAATCTGCACAATCAACAATACAGCAATTTATTAGAGATGAAATAACAAAACAATTGGTCGTAATGAAGCGCCAAATAGATCTTGAAATTAGTCGCGATATCAAGAAACTTAGATCAGATCTCATCGAGGAAATTGGCCAAATACAAAAAACCGTATCCGTGGGACTTGACGATGTAAATAAACAATTGGTTAGTGTGGATTCTGGCATGAACAGAGAGTCAACACTAGCGTTGTGCGACTCCATGGGAAAATCTGTTTACAATAAAATTATGGGGGATTTAAATAAAACGATCGTACCGCGTGTCAATGCATTGATGCAGTCGGTAAGTTA